ATTCTAAGAAGACAGTTCTCTTTATCACCCACGATCGTTATTTCCTAGATGCGCTATCAACGCGGATTTTCGAGTTGGACCGAGCAGGCTTGAACGAGTATAAGGGAAATTATCTAAATAAAGAAGCCGCTAAAATATATTCGCTCATGAAATTAGGAGCGAAATATGACATGTCGGTGGGTGGTAGAATTCTGAAAGGCGAAACAGGGTATGTTGAAACTGAAAAAGGTCAAGTTAGAGCCTTTCTTATAAAGGAATTTGAAGTTTGGGAAGGCTCAATGGTTATCAAAGGAGCTGTTCCGGGAAGTAATGTAACAACATTTAAAAATTTAGGAGGTAATGAAAATATGAATAGAGAAGAAATATTAAAATTATTTGGAGAATATGAGGAAAGTGTAAAGAAACAAATTTCATCAATTGAAGAAGCTTTAAAAAAGGAAGATTTAAGCGAAGAAGTGAAAAAGCAGCTGGAAGGTGTTAAAGGTGATTTTGAAAAATCATTGAAAGACTACAAAGAAGGCTTTGAAAAATCAATTGAGGATAAATTAAATGAATTCGCAAAAGAATATGCCGGAATTCAGGAAACAAAAAAAGAACTAACTGAAGCTGATCTTGAGAAATCAATATGGGAATTCATGAAAGAAACAAACAGTGATAAAGGATACACAATAAAATCTTTTTCTCAATTTTTAGAAAAAAGAGAAGAAATTGCAAAATCTACAGGAACAACTAATGTTCCACAAGCAATATTGCCATTGTTAAGCAGAACAATTTTAAGAAGAGCACAGGACACTAAAAATATATGGGCTTATGTTTCAAAATTCTCAATGTCTGAAATGTCTACAAAAATACCAAGGGAATTAATAGGAACAACAGAAGTTAAATTTATAGGAGAAACAGCAACAAGAGCTGAAACAGCTATAAGCTTACTTGATCAAGTAGAATTAGAACTGCACCAAATCTATGCTTTACCAATATTCACTAATAAAATGTTAGCTGGAGATGTTGTAGGATTTGTAGCATTAGTACTTGAAAGAGTTGCAGAAAACTTCGTTAAAAAGATATCTGAAAAAATATTATTTGGAAGTGGTACAGGAGAGCCTTTCGGAATATTAACAAATGCACAAGTTACGGCTAATGCTTTGACGTTTGCTGCAGCTAGTAAAGTGGATTACGACACAATAATAGATGCAAAATACGACCTGAAAGAAGATTATGTTTCAAAAGCTGTAATAATAATGAACAGAAAAACAGCAAAGGAATTCTTTAAATTAAAAGATAATAATGGAAATCCAATATTTGAAGAAGCTTACAAAAATGGAAAACAGGATTCTCTGTCAGCTCTGCCAGTTGTTTATGACGACACATTGCCAGCATTCAAAAGTGCAAATGTAGGAGATGTAGTCGTGTTAGTAGCAGATATGTCAAGATACTTAGGAGTAACTCATACTGATTACAACATAAGAATTAAAGATGACATTACACAAAAAGGATTTACCGGATATTACTTCGAAACAATGGTAGGTGGAAATGTGTTATTGCCTGAGGCATTTGTTCCTGTTAAAAAGAAATAGGTGGTTGCATGAAAGCAATAATAACTGTCGGACAATATGAGAGACTTACTAATCAGAAACTGGAAGAAAGCAAAAAAGAATTTGTAAAAATTCTTATAAATGTTGTTTCAGATATGATTGAAAGTCACATAGGATACGACTTAGAAAAGCAAGATAGAATTGAAATAATACAGAAAAACATTAAAATTAATAGGTTTTGGGTTAAATACCCGCCTATTAATTCTGTTATTTCTGTTTTAATAAATGAAAAAGATGTGGAAACAGAGGACTATATCAGTACAACTAAAAAAATAGAATTAACGGATTATTTCTGTTCAGGTTGTAATAACTGCACTTTTACTAAAGAAGACAAGATAGTTCTTAAATACAATTCCGGATTTACATTTGGAGACAACGGAGATGTTCCGTATGATTTGCAATATTATGTGGCAATGATGATAAGAGATTTAATGTTATTGCAAGAAGATCCTGACATGCAGAAATACAGTAATTATAAAATCAATGATATTGCATATACGTATAAGGATAATCGTATTTTTAACACATTTATCATACCGATACTGAAAGGACTATTAATGTAATGGGAATATCAATTGAATTTAAGCTTGACGAATATAACAAGGCGAAAGAAGTATTTGAATATTTGACAAGTCATAAGCTGAAAATAGGATTTACAGGAAGTGAAAGTGGAGCAAAGGGAACTAAAGTTTCTGAATATGCTTTTTATGTAGAATTTGGAAGAGGAAAAGGTAATGTTCCAAGACCTTTTTTTTCAAATGCTACTAAGGATATAGAAGACTATTTAGATACAACACTGAAATTACTTGTAATGGAAGCAATTAAAAGTGGTGCAAGTGGAGAAACAGTGTTAAATACAATAGGTGTTGAAACGGTTAGATTAATTCAGGAGAGCATTTTAAAAGGTGGTTTTGCTGCAAATAAGGAAAGCACTTTGAAAAGAAAAAAAGGAACTAAACCGCTTATTGACACAGGAACAATGCTTAATTCAGTAAGATTTGAAATAGAGTAGGTGAATTATGGATAATGTGAAAATTCCTGAAAGATTTTTTAAGGAATTAAAAATAAAAAACAGCGTTCCTCGTTGGGAAGATGGTGAAAGAATAGTAGAGGGAAAGGACATTACTTTCAAGGGAGCATTATTTGACTTAAGTCATTCAGATTACATTAAATTTCAGTCACAGGATACAACTTTGGGTTTTGAAGATAGAAAATTATATGTAAAGGAAAATGTGGAAATAGACCTAAAGACTGAAGTCATAGACCATTTAGGGAATAAATTCAGGGTTGTAGGAAAAGAAGACTACAGGCAGAATGGACATGCTAACTTGATAATCTGCTATTTAGAGAGGTTAAAAGATGGAATTGATAGAGAAGTTTAGGAAACTATTAAATAGTTTCAGTAACAAAAAATGGCAAATTATAGCAGGAGAAATGCTTGCAGAAACTCCAAGTTATCCATTTGTTGAAATGTTTGTTATTAATTTAACTCCTGATTTTCACAATCAGAGTATCGAAGTTTTGAAAAAAGAAAATGGAGTATTAACAGAACAGAATATAAAGACTTACAACTCAACATTGCAATTTAATTGCAGACATAAAACAATGATGGAAGCGGTAGATCTGGCAAACAACTTATTCAGAATTATCAATTTTGAAAAAAGGAACATAATTAATAATAATGGATTTGGAATAAAAAGAATGTCTTTTATCAGAAATTTGAATTTTATTGAAGCTGGAAAATGGAGTTACTGTTATTCCTTCGATGTTGAAATTTCCTTTGATGTCATAGAAGAAAGAGAAGTTGAAACTATTGAAACAGTAAAAACTAAAATAAATAATAAACAGGAGGTCACAATAAATGAGTAATATATTAAGTCAAAACATCAATGATGTTAAGCTTACAATAATCAGGGAATATATAGGCAACTATAATGTAGATTTAGGTGTGCATAGATTAGTTACTGTAGAAAAAAATATTCCTCTTACAAAATTAGAGCCTAATACGGCACTGGAATATATGACAACTCCAACCGCAAAAGGGGGATTAGGATTGTCAAGTACGGATAATATTTATAAAATGGTCGAATTATTTCTTTCACAGACAATAGAAAGTGGAGGAACAACTATAAAAGGAGACCATTTTTGGATACAAGGAATACAATTTAATCCAAGTTCAGATGACTTGACTGTGGCATTTACCGACAAACTTGAAAACACAAAAGAGGATGCCGACAATTATTTCTGGATATTTGATTTGCAACATGCAAAATTCAATGAATGGCTAAGTTTGTTCCTGAATAGAAATTACAATTTCGCATTAATTGAAAAGAAAGAAAATACAGTGGGAGATTTAGAAAAATCAGACAGAATATTTGCAATAGCAAATCCTAAAGTGGATGTCAGAACAGATAAATCAAATACTCTTGAATTTTTAAATCCTAAAGGTGGAGTTGCTGCTGCATTAGGTGGAGGAATTTTCACAAGATTAGCAACCGCAGGATTTGGAATGAGAGTAAAGCATAAAACATTGCAAGGGATAAGAACTTATAATACAGCTTTATTTGAACATAATGTGCCACTTACAAATGTGGAACTGAACACTTACAAAAGCAAAAATGTTGCTACTTATGAGAATGCTTGGGGTGCTGGAATGGTGTCCTTGTCCAAAACAATTGGTGGAGATATCTATGCAGATGAAAGAATAGGGTTGGATTACATTATATTTGTAATAACAGGCTCAATTCATAAGCTTTTCAATCAACAGATAGGAGTTCCTTACGATGATGGAGGAATTAATGTTATTGAGAATAAGTTAAATGATTGCATGGTGCAAGTAGGAGACGAAGGCTGGCTTGCAAGAAGAAGTTCAAAGGCAAGAGATTATTCATTTAAAATAACTGTTCCTGAAAGAGCTTCAATTCCGAATCAAAAAATAGTGGACAGAATTTTGGATGACACAAAAGTAGACTTCACTCTTGCAGGACAGATTGAAAATTTAAATGCAACTTTGAACTGGAAAACAACATTAGTCTAAAAAATCGTTTTTAAGAGTTTTTAAGTAATCAGGCAAGGAAAAATATCAAAGAAATAAAATAAATCAAATGTACCCCTTAAATTTTGAATATTTAGGGGGTAAGAAAGGGAATTAATAATGAAAGATGTAAGAAAAGTTAGTCTTGTTTTGACAAGTCCGACTGGAAGAACTAGAAATATAATAGGTGTGTCCGTAAATCCTTCACAGGTCAATCAAAATTTCACACTTTCAGATCCTGACATGAACGGAGAACATGTCACAATAATGAACGGGTCAACGGCTACTACTTATGAAGTGGTTGTTAGACAGAATAGTGGGAATTTTACATTTTTAAATAATTTTGTACAGGATTGCATGGATGAAGGTGGAACAGGAACAGGACTTTTTAAAAATACTTCTGTCAAAGGGAAGCCCGAAACACATGTTCTAGTTGGAGTTACAATCCAAAAAAAGGAAAGTGGACAACATGATAATTCAAATGTGGATGCGACATTTACAGTACAGGCAGAATCAGTAAGAAGAGATAATTTATAGGAGGAATAGGAAATGCCAAAATTAAGATTAAAAAACATATATGCTAAAGATGAAACAGGGAAAGGCTATAAAATTTATGAAGAGCTGGAAATAGAATATCAGGATAATGGAGACGATGAAAAACTTGCTAAAATTGTGAATAGTCATATAGAAGGTAATGCGGACCGGCTGGACACATACGATGCTTTGGCAGAAGATATGATAATCTCTCCCGAAGGAGCTAGAAGTCATAAGTTTTTCGGAAAAAATGCAGCTGCAGCAGTAGGAGTTATACTTCCTTTTTTGCTGAAATATGGCAACGAAGATATGATAGATGCCAACAAAAAGCTACAGATAGAAGAAGTAGATGGAGAATAATTTTTGAAAATAAAATGGGAAGTATCAATGAAATTTTAAATATGGACAATGATACTTTCCTTGAAATGAAAATTGCAAGAAATGAGTGGATAGAGGAGGTTAATAAACAAAATGGCAAATGAAATGGTAATTGATATGAAATTTAAAGGCGATAAGAGTGCTATTGATAGTGTCGATAAAGCTATTGATGAATTAGCCTCCTCCGCAAAAAAAGCTTCAAAAGAAGTAGATGGTCTTGAAAAAGAAGTTAAAGATACGGGAAAAACAAAGCCTGAACTTGAGAAAGTAAAACAAGGATTGGGTGGAGTAGGAAAAGGAGCTGAAAATGCTAAAAGCGGTGTCGACAAATTAGCTGGTGGTTTTAAAAGCTTATTGTCAGCAATGCTACCAGTTTTAAGTGTTGCAGCTGTTGTTGGATTCACAAAAAAATCATTGGAAGCATTCGGAGATTTTGAAAAAGGTATGAATGCTATTTTTACTTTATTACCAAAAAAATCGGCAGAAGCTGAAAAAGAAATGGGAAAAAGAGTAAGAGGAATGGCTAAAACTTATGGAATAGAAATGAAAGATACAACAGATGCAATTTACAATGCCTTATCTGCAGGAGTAGACGAAAAAGATGTTTTTAAATTTGTTGAAACAGGGATAAAAGCAAGTAAGGCTGGAATGGCGAGTTTGAGTGATTCAACAGCTACTTTAAATACAATCATGAATAACTACAGAAATGATAGTTTAGATGTCAATAATGTATCCGACTTATTATTTGCAACAATAAAAAAAGGAGTTACTTCGTTCCCGGAACTTGCAAGTTCAATTGGAGATGTTTTGCCTTCAACTGCTGCAGCAAATGTTTCGTTTCAGCAGACTGCAGCAACAATGGCAACGTTGACAGCAACAATGGGAAAAGGGTCAACGGCTAAGGCTGGAACATCAATGAGAGCAATGTTTGAAGAATTGAATAACTCGGGAAGTAAAACTTATAAGATGTTCAAACAGTTAAATGGTGGTGTTGATTTTAAGACTTTTATGAAAAATGGAGGGACTGTATCACAAGCATTAGGAATGATTGAGAAAAAAGCACAGTCTACAGGAAAAACAGTAGCTGACATGTTTACTTCAGTCGAATCTAAAAAAGCTGTTAATATTCTTACATCTAATAAAAAAGTTTTTGAAGAAAATTTAGAAGAATTTAAGAACGTAGCAGGAGCAACTGATGAAGCATATGCAATAATGAACAGAGGTTGGGGTGCTACAATGGACAGATTAAAAGCTGGAATGACAGATGCCATGATAGGTTTTGGAGATGCCATTGCCCCTTTAGTTGGTCTATTAGGTCAAGGGTTAACTGGAGCTTTAAATTTAGTTACTCCAGCATTTGATTTGCTAGGTCAAGGAATAGATGCGGTAGTAAAACCTTTGAAAACTGTAGGTGAAGCATTATCATTTGTATTAAATCCTAGTGCATATGATGATCCGGAAAGTGCAATTAAACCTATAGCGAAGTTGTCAACAGAAGCACAGGAATTAGTAGAACCCTTAAAGAAAGCAAAAAAAGCATTTGATGAACTGATAAATGGGGTTTTAGAAGCAATTTCTCCGGCTGTAGAAAGAGTACAGGAGTTTTTTGATTCTTTTACAGGAGGTATGGACACAGGTGATATGTTAGTAGGATTAGTAGAAGGCATCACATGGGGTGTTGAAACTATAACACCTTTACTGGAAGGATTAGGAGCATATTGGAATATGCAATTTAATGTCATGATGAATGTTGTTCAAATATTAGGAAGCTTTTTCAAAGGAGTAATGGAAGGAATGGGATTAGACACTCAAACGGTGCAACAGTTCATTTCAGATTTAGCAACAATAGGTGGAGCCGCATTCAAAGGACTTTCTTCAGCAATAAATGCCGCATGGGGTGTTATTCAACCAGTCCTTAATTTCTTAGCCGAAGCACTAGGAAAATTAATAGGATTATTGGCAAAAGTAACATTTGAGCCGTTACAAAAAGGAGCGAGCTTCTTATCAGGACTTCTAGGTGGAGGAAATAAGCCGAAAAGAGCATTAGGAGATAATAATTTTATGGGTGGAGCAACAACTATTTCAGAGCAAGGTAGAGAGATGTTTGCAACTCCTAGTGGACTTGTAGGGTTGTCTCCTAATTCAAGAAGTGAAATGTTTCTTCCAAAAGGGACACAAATTTTCTCTAATCAAAAGACTGAGAAAATTATAAATATGGCAAAAAATATTTTTAATAATCAAATGCCAATGCCACAAGGTGGCAACTCATATGAAATAAGTATCCCAATAAATATTCAGCAAGTGGCACAAGATAAAATAGAAAAAATAAAAGCTTTAAGACCTATTATAACATCACTTATTGAAAATATATTGAGTGACAGGGAAAGCGATGCCGCTTACAAGTGGGGTGATATTTAGCAATGTTGGATTTTAATCAATTAAATAATCAAGTAAGTAATTACAGGGAGCAGTACAAAGGATATAAAAAAAATGTTGTAACTAACCTGAATACTTATAAAAAAAAGTACCTTGAAAAGTACAGGGAAGGTGTTTATATAAACAATATAAGGCTTGACTGGTGCCAGATATCAGAAACACAAAAAGGCGACATGAAAGACAGTCCTTTAGATCCTTCAGATATTCCAAATCAAATTTCTACAAATTTAAGAATTGGAGATAAAGAACTCCATATTGAAGCAAGATTTAATCTTGACAATTTGAAGAAAAAGGAACTTTTTGAGGAAATAAAACAGTTATTTTTGAAAAAACAAAAAATAAATATAACGACAAGCAATGAAATAATTGAAAATTTAGTTATTTTAAGCATTTCAAAGGAAATGGATAAGAATAACTACTCATTTTCTTTGAGTGTTCGACAGTTTCAAACAGCAAAAATAATGAGTACAGGCGAAGTTAAAACAGGAGAACAGACACAAGTGAATGGAACAACAACTGTAGGAACACAGGGAACTACTCCAAGTAAAGTTTCAGGGGGGTATCTAAAATGAGAATAAATTTAGACAAAAGCTTAATTCCTCTGAAATTCACTTTAAGAGTACTGGACGAGAACTTCAAGCTACACTTTAAGGAACACAAAATGCTCGTTAATGATGACGAGCTAAATCCAGTTTTTAAAAGTAGACTATATCTTGACATTTACAATGAAGACGATATTCTTATTCTAAAAAATGAAAAAATGGTTTTTGGAGTTCCTGTAGGCTTATATTTAAGCCGGGATAAAAATAATAATGTTAATCCTGAATTTCCTAATGCTTATATTTTCCCATTTTCCGAAGATGGAATTGAGCGTGAAGTTAATTTTGATAACTTGAACGATACTGTATTTATTGAATTTATAGAAAGAGAGTAACTTTATGACAGATAATAGATTTGTAATTGGAGAGTTATTTAATGAAAGTGCTTTGATTACTATAAGAACAGCTAACAAGGATATAGAAGTTCCTTATCAATATTGGGATCCTAACGACATTGAACAGGACAGAGAAATAAGAGGATATGATATTTCTGTTAGTTATAAAGACAGTGAGAATAATGACTTAAGTAGCGGAGAAATAACTATTTTTAACTTAGCACAATCAGATATAGATTTGATAAGAGAAAAAGACACTATAAATGTAAAAATGGGATATGGAAAAGATATAGGAGAAGTATTTACTGGAACAATAACCGAAGTTGTACAGCTTGAATATGAATTAAAAATAAAATTTTTGGAAGCAACAAAAAGTTTTAACAATCGTGTGAGCATTGGACTGGAGCCGACTAAAGCCAGCAAAGTTATCAAGGAGATTGCGGACAGTATAGGATATGTTGTTAAAAAATGTGAACTAAAAATAGATAAAGAATATAAAGGGGGCTTTTATTTAAGCCCTTATGATGTGCCTTTAAGAAAAATTATTCAGATTGTTAATGACTGTGACAGCAAAATCAATTTGAAGTATGACGAAATATATATATATTCACAGGAAAATAACGACACTGAAAAAATAATTTTAAACAAAACTTCTGGATTACTCGGAGAGCCGAAAAAATATGTCAAACCTGAAAAAACGTCTGCTAAGAACAGAGGAAAAGCGACCGAGGAAACAAAAAAAGAAGACAAGAAAAAAAGAAAAACAAAGAAAAAGAAAGCTGAAAAAACAAAAAGTCCTGAAAATCGTAAAGTTGAATATGACTATAGTTTAAATTGTTTATTGATACATTATTTAAAGAAAACAGATAATGTAATAATAGAAAGCAAAACATTTAATGGAAAAGCAAAGATAGTAGCATTATCAATAAAAGATTTTGTTATGGAAATTAAAGTAAAAGTACTAAATGAGGTGAAGAAAAATGGAAGTAATACCAACAACAACACTCGGAAGAATAACAAGAAGCTACGGTGATGGATTTTATGCCATACAACCTTTAGGAACAATAAAAGGTGTGGAATGGCAACCTATTCCACGTGTTCCTATGTGCCAGTTGGGAAATAAAAGTGTAAATCAAATATTTCCATTTAGAGTTGGAGACATCGTTCCTGTTGCTTTTTTGAGCTTTTCACAGTCTAACTACTTAGAGGGAGATGATGAAGGGGATTTGGATAGTGATTTGACAAATAGCTTTGCTGACTGCATAGCATTCCCTTTCGTTGTTCCAACTTCCTCAAATGCTTTAAATGCTGAAACTATTACAATAAATGGGAATGTTGAACAGAGTGGAACAATAACAAATGATGAAACAACAAGTAATGGGATAGCTTTAACAACTCATATTCATGGTGGAATTACAAAAGGATCTGACAAAACAGAAAAGGCGGAATAAGTATGGATTTGAAATTAGGAAATATAAATCATGGAGAGTTGGAAATAAAAAACAATGATTTGATGTTAGTGGAAGACAGGAATTCTGAGATATTGCAAATGATAGCTGTAATGTTACAAATCAGAGCTGGAGAACTTGAATTTGACACAAATTATGGACTTGATTGGGCATACTGGGAAACAGGAAATAAAACATTAGTAGAAGAAAATATAAGAAATAAAATACTCTATTATTTTAGGGAAGTTAATAAAATAAATGCTGTTACTTCTAAATTTTTAACAGGAGACAGAAGAAAATTACAAGTATTTATTTCTTTGGAAATTAATAATCAGACATATGAAAAGAGTTTGGAGGTGTAATATGGCAAGGATAGAAATTCCTGAACTGAATGACATAATAGGAACAATGGGAGACAGTATAAAATCAGCACAATCAAATTTTGGAATTGATAAAAGGTCAGTTTGGTATTTAATGATAGGGTATCCAGTCGGAAGATTGGCACAACAAAAACTTTACAGGATACAATACTTAGCTGATAAAGCAAATATATATAAATGCGAAAACGAAGAACTGGATGATATTCTAAATGGGAATTTTAACTTTCCGAGAAAGCAGCCTAGTTTTTCAAGAACATTTGTAACATTCAATGCAGTTAATGGAACAACTGTTGGAATAGGAGAGCTAGGAGTAAAGACATCAACTGGAGTTGAATTTTTTAATATAAACATGGCAACAGCTACTAACAATACAATTTCTTTAGAGTTTCAATGCGAAAATGTTGGAAGTGTTGGTAATGTTGGAACTAATGAAATAACTAAATTTATTACAACAGTACAGGGAATATTGTCAATACAAGCAAGTACAGAAGGGCAAGGCGGTCAAGATAAAGAAACGGACATTGAATATCGTGACAGATGGTTTAATTCAAGATTCAGAAGTTACTGGAATATCGACGGAATAAAGTCGGCATTAATGAATTTGGACGGGGTTAAAAGTGTCTATGTAAATGAAAATCACGAGCCGACAACTGTTAATGGAATAGAACAAAAAAGTGTAATCATAGTTATTGACGGTGGGATTAATAGTCAGATAGCACAGACAATATTTGAAAAGAAAGATCAGGCAATAAAAAGTGTAGGAGATGTTATCGCACATGCTACAGATGTTTCGGGAATTAAAAGAGAAATAAGATTTTACAGACCTTCAGAAGTAAAAATTGAAGCAAATTATACTTCAATTCCTGCAAATTATGCCGCAGAAAATAAAAATAAAATAGATGCAATAATAGATAACTACATCAGGTCGAAAGGTGTAAATGGATTTATTTCAGCTTACGAATGCTTTGTTGAAAAAATAAGACCTGCTATTTCTGAAACAGATTTAAAACATCTAGATTTGTCATTTAAAATTCACGGCACAGGAATATCTTTCACAACAAGTCTACAGCTTGGAGTGAAAGAAAAAGGAGCACTCTATGTACGATAATTATAAATATTTAAATAGTAAAATACCTTACATTTTGAAAGCGACAGAGACAAATCAAGCTTTCATAAAATCAATTGCTGAAGCATTTGATTTGATTGACAGATATATAGACATGCTTGAAAACTACTGGCTTATTGACAAAGCAAAAGGAGAGTTTCTTGATGATTTAGGAGAACTTGTTGAAGAAAACAGAAAAAATGATGTAGATGAAAATTATAGAAAAAGAATTAAGTTGAAATTTCAAGCTTTGGATATAGTTCCAACACTTGATAATATTCTAAATTTAATCAAGAGTTTCACCGGGCTATTTCCTGAAATACGAGAAGGCTGGAAAGTAGATGGAGAGCCGGGAAGATACGATATAGATTTCATAGCTGAAAAAGATTATAATTTTTCGCTTATTGATTCAATAGATTTAGAGAGCATTGTTGGTGGAGGAATAAAAATAAATACAAGGAAATGTTTGGAAAATTATACGGAATCATATTATTCAGGAGACATTTTTGCTAGTGATAATTTATTTCCTATGTATGCAGTGCGAAAAGCAGATTGTGATTTTAGCTTTAATGATGTTCCATACTCAAAAGAAATAAATTCTGGAGACAAATTATTTTTATCAAATGATCTGATAAATTTTGAAAGGAGATAAAAAATGCCAAAAAAATTTACGAATGTAATAGATAGAGGAAGAGTTACAGCAAATAAATATAATCTTACAAATAATGGAGACGGAACGGCAATAATTACAGATATAGAAAGCAATATTAATGTTCCGGGAACTCCACTCAATAAAGAATTATTTAATCCAATGCAAGAAGGATTAATATTTACAGTAGAAACAGTTCACACAATAGAAAATAGTACAGATGTTTATGAATTAGAAATAGATGGACTACAAGGTACAAGTAATTTAAATGGAATGCCTTTATTTAAAGGATTGTCATTTAATATAAAAATATCTGAAACAAATACTACTAATGTGGTAAAGATAAAAATATCGGGCAATAAATATGATCTTGCAAAAGAAAGCGGAGATACAGTTGTTAATTTAACAGTTGGAGAATTGAAAAGAAATAGATATTACAAAGTAATATTTGATAGTGTCAGATTTACTATACCAGTTGAAATAATAGAGTATAATCCTATGTTTGGTGCAAATTTTGGTGGCTTGTTAGGAACTCCGGGAACGAAAAAAGTTGGAGTTGCATATTATGATGTAGCAAATAATCAGACAGTTGTTCCAACAGTAGAAAATAATCTGACTTATTTTGAAAGTTCAAAATTTATTCCAATTTCAGACTATCAAACTGCGAAGAAATTGGAAAATTTATCCAATGTTGAGAGTCATTCAATAGATCCAAGGCTCACAGTCGGAATAATTCACAAAATCGGAAGTATTTGTATCTTAACTCTGGACTCAAACGAAGTATACAATGGTCGGAATTATGGAGAAGTACTTTTTAATATTCCAGAAAAATTTCGTCCAAAGTTCCTAACTCCAGTTTCTGTCGGAATAATCAATTCAGCAAGCGGCGGAGCTGCTCATATAGAAACAAATGGTAATGTAGTGTGGCGTGGAGCAAGAACAAATTCTGCTTTATATATTAATTCAGTGTATTTGGCTAAATAAACTTAGCTTAGATGATGTAGCTAACTGAAAATATTATGCTTGCTGTAGACACCGTTGAACCTCGCCATTTAGCAGTTCCGTCTGGTTGAATATAAATTGTCCCAGCAGTTCCGTTGAACTGCGATGCATTTACAGACAGAAAAGACTTGGGTCTATAGCCTTCGGGAATGCTGAAAATTACAGTATTATCACTCGTATATCTCAAAGTATCTCCACTATCAAATACGATAGTTACTACGTTTCCGACTTTTTGGATAATGTTGCAAGTTGTTCTCCCTTGCCCTGTTGCTTCAGAATGTACGTAAAGTTTCGCCTGCTGCACTTTGTATAAATTTTCCAATTTACTCACATAAGCTATACTTAAAAATAAAAGTATAGGAGTGATACAAATGAATGAGAACTGGAAAATTTACAAGGGATATTTGAACAGTTGCATTGCAAGGAATGAAGTAGTCAAAAATACAACATATAGGACTTATACAAACAATATGAAACAATTTATTGAGTATTTGCAACAATACGAAAATAATTATTATCTGTTGAATAAAAAGAAGTCAAAAAATATGGTTGGAATTTTGGAACGGTATATAAGATATTGCAGGGAAGTAAAAAGTAACAATGCACGGACTATCAATAATAAAATCACAGCAATAAGTAGTTTTTATATTTGGGCTGTTAAACGTGATTTAATAGCGGTACATCCATTCAGAGATAAATTGGACAGGTTAAAAGTCACAGATGTGGAAAAGCGAAGAAAAAGCTATTATTTAAGCAGTAAAGAAATAGTAGAAATACAAGTAAAAATGAAATTATCTGAAAAATATGATTTACAGGATAGGATAATATTCAATCTGATTATTGATACAGCTTGTAGAATTAGTGCGTTGCAGTCGATAAAACTAGAAAATATTGACTTAGAGAATGGAATAATAAGTGGAATAGTAGAAAAAGAACAAAAAATTGTAGAGTTTGCAATATTTGAAAATACAGTAAATTTAATAAAGGAGTGGTTAAGATGTAGGAATGATAGTATAGAGTATTTATTGATTACTAAATACAATGGAGTATTTAATCAAATGAGTAAATCAACTATACGTGATAAAGTGCGAAAGATAGGAAAGCTTGTTGGGATAGATAATCTATATCCACATTCGCTTAGAAAGACAAGTATTAATCTTCTAGCAGAAGTTGGAGGAATTGATTTAGCGAGTGAATTTGCAAACCATTCTGGAGTAGATGTCACAAGAAAACATTATATTAAAGAAAAAAGTGGTATAGAAAAGAGAAATAAAATATTAGAAATACGAAAAAAGATAGGAATATAAGGAGGTAAAAATGATAATTTATATTTATGAAAAAGACACATTGCAATTAATAGCACAACCAATGACGGCGGGAATAGAACGTTTTAAAGAAAATCCTAGTTTATTTTTCCCAGATTGGGATTCTAAAACAATGGCATTTGCAACATCATTGCTTTTAAATCCTATATTGGATGAAGTAACAGGCGAACTGAGAGAAATGAATGAGTATGAGCAAATTATCAATGGAAAACTCTTTTTAGCGGACGGTGAGTATTTAGATGAAAAGACTAAGTCTGTTAAAAGAGTTGCAAAGCCAAACGAATGGTCTACATGGGATAAAACAACTAACACATGGAAAATTGACAATTCTTTGTTGGAAAGTAAAAAGAATGAATTAAAAAAGAAATTATTACAGGACTTGGCAGAAGCAAAATCAAATTACTTGAATCAGGCAATTTCTGTTGATAAAAATGGCAAAAAATACACATTTGAGAACAATGAGAAAAATAGAAATAGATTGTCTCTAAAAATCTCATTAATGTGGGTGCTGGATCAAAATAAAATAGAAAAAGTAAAAGTACAGAATGATAAAGGATTAGTTGAATTTTTAGAACTGAACAGAACGGAATTAAAAGTTTTAGCTGGAAAAATACAGGATATTATAGAAATTGCAGACATAGCTGAACAAATGGCTGTAACAGGACTTGAAAGATACAACATTGAGCAGTTGTTAGAGCTTGATGTAAATGACTTTTTTAAAAACTAGGAAAGGGAGTGGTATAAATGGACCGATTTGATAAAATTTTTAGCTTTATGTTGGCTGTCGAGGGTGGTTATACTAACGATAAGCATGATAAAGGAGGAGAAACAACATGGGGAGTCACTAAAGATGAAGCAAGAAGAAACGGATATAATGGCTCTATGAAAAATTTAACACAAGATTTTGCAAAAAAAATACTTGAAAAAGGATATTATCTGAAACATCATTTAAATGAAGTGAAAAATGATAAGGTCGCACTTTCAATATGTGACTGGAGTTTTAACTCAGGAAAATGGGCAACTAAAAAGGCACAAGTGACATTAAATAGCTATTTTGGATACGATTTAGTTGTAGATGGTATTTTTGGAAGCAAGACTATAAAAGCCTTGAATGAAGTGGAAGAACAAGGGAAATCTGAAGAATTTTTGAAAAATTATCATAATTTGCAAAGAAAATTTTATCACTCTATTGTAGAATGCAATCCAACTCAACAAGACTTTTTAACAGGATGGTTAAATCGTGTTGACAGAAAAGAAAAATATTTAAAGGAGATGATATAAATGAAAGTAATATTGAATATTGGACATGGAGGAGTTAGAAAAGATCCAGGAGCATGTGGGAACGGATTTGAGGAACATGAGTGGAATAAGGACTTTGTGAACAATTATATTGTTCCTGAATGCAAGGTGCAAGGATTAGATTATAGAGTAGTGTATCAAGAATATTATTCAACATTACCCCAAAAAATCAATGCTATATCAGAAAAAGGCGATGTGACTCTATCATTTCATTTGAATGCAGCTGATAAAACAGCTACAGGTGCTGAAATGTTATTCTGGCACAAATCAAAAAAGAGCAAGGAACTGGCGGAATTTTTGCAAGAAGCAAATATTGAAGCAACTCACTTGAAAGATAGAAAAATACTACCTCGTGATTATGCAGATAGAGGAGCAACACTTTTAAGAAAAACTGTAACACCTTGCGTCATAGTTGAGAGTGGATTTATAACAAATAAGGAAGACATGAAAACACTAGAAGAGACAAAAGAGCTGTTAGCAAAATACTATGTTGCGGCAGTAAAAAATTATTTTAAAGGAGAGATGTAAAATGATGAACATAATAACAAACGTATTAAATCAATTTGGAGCAAATTTAACAAATTTAGTGGCAGTAGCATTAGCTGGACTGATAGCAAGGGGATTATCTTTAATTGTAATTAATGGGCATAAGTATTTGCTTAAAAGAAAAATATCTAAATATGTACTTAAGTTTATTCCACAAGGAATAGCTTACGGAGACATGCTGAAAGGCATAAAGCCAAACCATGAAAGACTGGTTCAGGCTGTTCTAACTGTTCAAAATAGAGTTCTGAAAATGTTCCCTGAAAAACAGAGAGCTACAATAGATAAATTAATAGATGAAAATGCTATTGCAAGAGAGATTGAAAGAAAGCTGAATGAGGACAAGCAGGAGGGTTTAGCAAAGCCGACAGCAGTGGAGGAAGAATAAGAGCTACTGTCGGAGAGAAAATAGAAAAAGTAACTGAACAGGCAACGGAAAAAGCAATTGACAAGGTAATTGAAAAAGTGGTGGAGAGCGGAAAACTCTCTGCTACTGATAACAAGCTTAATTTTAATGTAATTGATTATAAAAGAGACTACGGTCGTAGTAATATTTATGCGGATATCAATTATAGAGATAATTTTAGAGGAGACAGAGAATTGCTTGCCAGAGCTGGGTTTATTTACTATCTAGGAAGAAAGTAGGAGTTGCAATGGAGAGCACTAAAAACATATTCTTATACATCGAAAATCACGGCTTAAGTCTTGTGATTGTTGTAATGCTTGGCATAGGACTTTGGCGATACGTAGTGCCTTATATTAAAAAACAAACGGAAACTATGGAAACAATTAAAACTTTTTTTGAGAATCATAATAAAGGAGTTATTTCAGGAAAAGCTCTCGAATTAATGTTAGAACTGCAAGCAAAAGCTTTAAGATGGAGTATAGAAAATAAGTATATCTTTTTTATTCAAAACAACAACATTAAACATAGATACAATAATATAATATTTGAGATTGACAACTATCTCAATGTTAAAATGCTAAAACTCGAGGATGAGCTTAAAGATATTACTGACAAAATTGCTTTTAAAGTTTTTTCTGAAATTTTTCAGGATTCCGTTTTGGAGTTAAAAAAAGAATTAGACATGATATTGCAAGCGTTGAAAGAAGAACAGACAGAACAATCAGACTATGAAGTGGCAAAAAGAACTGTAAGACAGCATGCAGAACATTTTCAAAATAACTTGATAAAAAGAATAAAAGAGTTAACAGATTAAAGGCAGGACGAAGTTTCTGCTTTTTTTGTAAAAAAATAAAATTATTTGAAAAAAGGGGTTGACACAAATTATAAAATATGGTACTATATATATGTAGAGAGGAGGTGAACACTACATGAACTTAATAGAAGTAATTGCACTGCTCGCTAACATCTGCACCATAGTTGTTACAATAGATTATTTCTTGAAGAAACGGAAATAATCGGTACAGAGGGGCTTCCCCCCTCTCTACTAAAACTATACGAAAGGAAGTGACTATAATGTTACAATATATAAATACAATTCTATCGGTAGTAAATTTAATTTTACTGATATATTTATTGAATAAAAAAAAGTAAGCCCTGCTCGCAAATTTAAGGGCTTAACTACATGAACTTCTTGGCATTAGTATACACTAAAATGTTTAAGAAGTCAAGAGAGGAAGTGTATAGTATGGACGATGAAAAAAAAAGAGGGGGCATAAGAAAAGGAGCCGGAAGAAAGCCAACTGGAAGGGAAAGAAATAAAACAATTAGCTTCAAAGTTACTGATGAAGAAAGAGAACTAATATATAAAATATTAGACAATTTAAATGAAACAAGAACAGGAGCATTATTGAAAATATTGCAAGAATATCATAAAAAGACAGAATAAAAAAGGAGAAGAGAAGAAATGAGAAAAATAAAATCAAAATATAATTTTAAAAAAAGAGCATATAGACATATGACGGTAAGTGAAGTTAAAGAAGAATTTGGAGGAGATGTAAAAAAATATATTGATTGGGAAATTGAAGTTTTAAAGGTTGGAATGAAAATAACTGAAAATAGAGAAGTATTAGAAATAGTAGATAAGTACAAAAATGAATTAATAGAAAATATATTACAAAATGATAACGAAACTGTACAAATGGCTATGGCTAATACCATAGAAGATTATGTTAGAATGGAAAAAGAAAAAAATTAGAAAGAGCTGATTATGATGTCAACGAATATGTATACAAAATAGCAAAAATAAAGAGAGCTAATTGCTCTCTTTTTCTTTTATAGTCTTTTCAATTTCAATTTTCAATATTTTAAGATCGTCAAGCTTCATTTCCTTTAAATCTGATATTTTTAGCTCCTTCAGGA